GCAGTAGTAGAAACCTTTAGCTAAAAAATAGAAACGGGAGCAAGCAATGCAACAGCAAATAACAATTAAATATGTAGATGGAACCGAAACCACTTACCTGGTTAGACCACCTGATTACGCCAAGTGGGAAATGACAACTAAAAAGGTTATTTCTCAATTTGGCGGCATGTGGGACATTCTTTATGTAACGCATTCAGCAATGAAACGCGAAGCAGGCGGCCAGCCAACTAAGGCACTCGATGTCTGGATGGAATCAGTCGTAGATCTAGAAGTAGGTGAAGGAAACCCAAAAGTCATCCAAGAGGAAGCGTAAGCCGACTCTTAGTTGAACTGGCAATAGCAACACAGATCCCGATGGATAAGTGGCAAAGTGCCGAGGATATTCTTACAGCAATAGAAGTACTAGAGGAGCGCAATCGTGGCAAGTGAGCTAGTAGCACTAGACCAGACTGAACTTCGTCAAGTCTTTAAGGCTTTAAAGAATATGGGTGAAGAAGCAAACGATGAGGCCAAGCGCCAATCAGGCGCTCTGGCTGAATTCGCCCGGGCTGAAGTTATTCAAACTGCTAGCAGGGGTAATAACACTAAAGTTTCAGGCCGTATTGCTCAGGGTTCAAGGGTTAAGAAGTCAAGCCGTATAGGTGAGATTACTTATGGATTCGCTTCTCAGAAGTTCTCAGGTGGAGCAACCACTAGAGATATCTGGGGCGGTACAGAATTCGGTTCTAATAAGTTTAAGCAATTCCCTGTTTGGTCAGGCCGCGAAGGTCGAGGCTCTAAGGGCTGGTTTATCTATCCAACGCTAAGAAAGATCCAACCTCAGATCGTTGCTCGATGGACCGAATCATTTACTAAGATTTTGAAGGAGTGGGGCTAATGGCAACAGGTACCAGAGCATTAACGCTCAAGCTGCTTGCTGACGTTGATAACTTCACTAAGAACCTTAACAAGGCCGACAAGGATGTAATGTCCTTTGGCGATAAGGTTGCAGACTTTGGTAAGAAGGCTGGGCTGGCTTTTGCAGCCGCAGGCGCAGCAGCCGTCGCTTATGCTGGCAAGTTAGCCGTAGATGGAGTTAAGTCTGCCATCGAGGATGCAGCAGCTCAGGAAAAATTAGCCCTTACTCTTAAAAATGTAACTGGCGCAACAAACGCTCAAATCGCTGCTACTGAAGATTACATAACCCAGACTTCCTTAGCCTTCGGTATTACCGATGATGATCTTCGCCCATCCCTGGAGCGTTTAGCCCGGGCAACTGGAGACGTTACTAAAGCTCAGAAATTACAGACAGTTGCCATCGATGTCGCAGCAGGTTCAGGCAAGTCGCTCGAAGCCGTCACTAATGCAATGGCTCGCGCAGCCGAAGGCAATACAGCCGCGCTTGGCAAATTAGGCATAGGACTTTCAGCCGCTCAATTAAAGACAATGAGCATGGATGAGATCACCGCTAAGTTAGCCGATACTTTCGAGAATCAAGCTGCTGCCAAAGCAGACACATTCCAAGGCAAGTTAACTCGCTTGCAGATCGCCTTCGATGAAGGCAAGGAAACCGTAGGCTCTTACATCCTAACTGCCATAACCCCTATGGTGGAAGTGATAGTTAACAGGGTAATTCCAGCCATTGCAGATTTTACTAATAACCTAGGCGAGAAGTTGCGCCCAGTAATCGAATTCCTAACTCCTATTACAAACGGACTTCGCAGCGCTTTTAACTCAGTCAAGAATTCGCTAAGCGATAACAGCGAAGAACTCAAGCCGCTACTTACTTTATTCAAGGCGGTTGCAGAATTCGCCAGAGACGTATTAGCGCCAGTTTTGAGCAAAACTTTAGGCGCAGCGCTAGGCATAATTGGTAAAGCAATTTCTGGACTTATTGATGGCCTTGCAAGCGTGGTCACATTCTTTAATAATCTGTACAATGCGATCAAACGAGTAATCGATTTATCTAAGCAATTAGGCTCTAATCTCAATCCGTTCAATGGCGGCAAGATTTCAGGAGCATCTTCTCCATCAGCGCCATCGGCTCCAACAACCCCATCAGGCATTCCAAGTTATCTAAACGTCAGACCAGTATCTACAACCAACATCACGGTAAATGGCGCGATCGATAGCGAATCAGCAGCCCGTCAGATAGTCAGCATCCTCAACGACTCCTCAGCTAGAGGAACCTTAGGGAACGCGGCCTTCGTTTAATGACTGCTTATACCCCATCCTATAAAGTATTCATCAATGGCGATGAGGTAACAGATGTAACCATAGCCAATCTGACTATTACTTCAGGCCGTACTGATATCAACTCCCAGCCAATTGCTGGCTATTGCCAGTTACAGTTAATGAACCTAGATAACTCTAGTTATAACTTTACGGTAGGTACTGGGCTTGCGGTTGAGGTAACTAATTCATCTGGCACTTATATTCCTATATTCGGTGGCTTCGTATCAGATTTTACTATTACCGTAAATCAAGCAGGAGATTTAGGTTATACAACTACTGCCATTATTACCGCTTTAGGAGCCTTGTCTAAACTGCCTAAAATTATTGATCCAGGCGTGTTAAGCCAAGATCAAGATGGCGATCAGATTTACACCCTGTTAGAAGGATACCTTTTAGGTCAATGGAATGAAGTGCCAGCAGCTCAAACTTGGGCAAATTATGACCCTACTGAAACCTGGAATGACGCGGCCAATATTGGTTTAGGAGAGATCGATCGACCGGGCGATTACACAATGATTTCTCGGTCAGCCTCAGATACTGATCTTTATTCATTATGCACCGCCATCGCTAATTCAGCCTTTGGCGTTCTTTACGAGGATGCAAACGGCAATATTGGATACGCAGATTCAACTCACCGTCAGGATTATTTAGCCAATAATGGTTACACCACTTTAGATGCCAACCACGCTAACGGCCTAGGGTTATCAGCAACCACTCGCGCTGGCGATCTACGCAACTCATTTACTATCGTTTATGACAATAACGGTAATCAGACTTACACAGCAACCGATATGGAAAGCCAAATACTTTACGGCGTTTACGCTGAGAACTTCACTAGTCGCATTAAGAACACAGTAGATGCTGAAGCCTTGGCAGATCGGTACATCGCGCTGAGAGCCTTTCCTTATGCCAAGTTCCAGAACATCACTTTCGTACTTGGAAATCCTGAGATCGATGATGCTGATCGAGATGCCCTAATCAACATCTTCCTGGGTCAGCCAGTCTGGATTCAGAATCTACCGCCTAACATCACAGGTGGATCATTCCAAGGTTACATCGAGGGCTGGACATTTAGAGCCTCACTTAACAATTTGACCGTAACATTCAACGCATCTCCTGTGAACTTCTCACAAGTTGCGGTAAAATGGGAACAGGTCAATGCAGCGGAAACTTGGAACACACTTAACACAAGCCTAACCTGGCTAAATGCGATAGGAGCAGTAGTAGAAACCTTTAGCTAAAAAATAGAAACGGGAGCAAGCAATGCAACAGCAAATAACAATTAAATATGTAGATGGAACCGAAACCACTTACCTGGTTAGACCACCTGATTACGCC